GCCAAAGCGAATGTTTCGTTGTAAGAACCTGGAGCCAAAGCAGAGATACCTAAGTATTTCTTGTCGAGGTCTTTCAAACATAAAGCATCGAATGATGTACGAGGACATACTTCGATAGTACGTTGAGAGAAGGTAGCTGAACCAGAAGCATTGCTTACGCAAGTACCATTCTGCATGTAAAGGCTAACTTCGAATAGGTTAATTGGTTCTTGGTATTTTACACCTTCCTGTATTGTTACATATTCTACAGTTGAACCAGCATAAACCATCTTGATAATCAATTCACCAGCAATCTGGTTATTGAAATCGGATAGGGCGGAAACGTTAAGACTCATTTTATTTTATTATTAAATTGTTATTGTTTATTTGTTTTTTCTTTTTATTAATTCACGAGCTACTTTAAGAGCAGTATCGTTGGTAGCAGTTGAAAATGCTTCCATTTTTACTTTACCAGCAGCAGCCATAGTTTTACCTGAAGCAGGAGCTTTAGCTAATTCTTCATACATTTGCTTCATTTTACCCATTTCTTCTTTGATACCAGCGATTTCTGAAGCAATAGTTTCGTCAATAGTCATTTTAACTTTTTTCATCATTTCAGCTTCAACTTCAGCTTCAGTTTTTACTTTAGCTTCAGGATCTGGATTAACATCAGTTACTGAATTCTGAGCAGTAGTTCCTTCTACTTGTGAAATTGAAGGATCAGCACCAAATGCTTCTTCTACAGCAGCGTTAGCTTTATCTTCAAAAGCACCTAAACCGTTTTCTGCATTCATTTCTTCTTCACTTTTACCTTCAGGTGATTCGATTTCTACTACTGATGAACCTTCAGTTTTAATTACAGTACCATCAATTAGTTTATGGTAGCCATCTGGAGCTAAGGATTCTTGACCTTCTTCGGTTACAACTTTAACTTCGTCGCCTACCTTTAATGTATCACCAGGGAAAACGATTTTGAACGCTTTGTTCTCATCGTAAATTTCACCGAATTTTTCTGATACTGGGGTATGATCAACAAGATTAAAATGTTGTTTTACCAACTCTCTTAATTGTTCTTTGTTCATATATTAAATTAATTTATTATTGTGTCGACTTATAAATATCACAAAGAAATTACTTCTTTGCTTGACTATAACATATAGCACTTGCTTGTCTTAGAGGATACTCTTTACGTAGTTGTCTAATACATTTAGCGATAAATTCGTCTTTAGGTTCTGATTTTCTTACTGGAATAGGCATTATTTCTTTTGTTTAAACCAATCATAAATTCTCAACACATTAAGCACTAAAGCTGTAAGTAATACAGCAGCTGTAATGTATGGTGTAAATTTCATAATAAATGCTAACACACCACCTATAGTGGCTGTATTAGCTACTGTGTCTAGTAGTTGATTATTGTCTTGCATTATTTAGCTGTTAAAATATTGTTTAAGAAGTAACCTTCAACGCTAAAGCCTTTAACTTTACCTGTTTTAACATATTCGTTCCAAACACGTCTATTGTCAATTTTATACATTCCATACCATTGTCCTGTAACAGGTAAGAAACCATATAATACTGACTTGTCAGCTTCTGGATCTTTAACAATCCAAGTTTCAACTAAATAAGCATCATCAACTCTATGAGCACCATCGTGTTCAATGTTAACTGAATCAACTAATTTATCTTGCATCATTTTATAGGCAATTTTCTCAATTGTTTCTTTAGAGAAAAATACTTGATATTCTTCACCTGTTTCTTCATCAATGCGAGGAATTAATTTACCTGGTGTCATTAATGGGCCTACTAACATTTGTTTGTCTTGCAATTCAGCAGCAAAATTACGTCTTTTACCTGTTGATGCTTCGTTTACAAAGTTAGGCAAAGCATTAACGTTAATATTAAATGCTTCAGGAGCATAAGCTACTATGGTTTGTAAATGCCCATCCATGTAACTTACATCGTGAGTCATGCCTGTAATTTCATCAATTTCTAACATTAAATCTTTGAAATCACTAATCAATAATGATGCTACTTCAACGTCTTCAGGCATTGCTATGCCTTCTTCAATTACGTCTTCTTCTAAATCAAATATATTATCAGCAATTAAAGCAGCACTACGAATCATACCTTTAGTATCTTCGTCTACTTCCATTGATGTTAAGTGTTTAAATGTAGCAATAGCACCTGGACACATGTAGAAATACTCAGTTGGATAACCAAACACATTTATGTTCAATGAATCCTTAATTATTTCTTCAATTAATTCTTCTTCAAAATTTTCTACAGGAACACAATTAGGAACCATTCTGCCATCTTTTTCCTTTAAACCTATAGCTTTATATCCTCTTTGACAAGCATCTTCTAGTCCTTCAAAATTAATAGGTTCGTTAGGAGCCATTTGAGGTATATTTGAAGGCAACAATGCATCACCAAATTTACTAAATTCAATTCCTGCTTGTCTTAATTTCTTTTCAGCCCAAGGCAATGCTGCTTCTCCACCCCACAATAAATAACTGATATAACCACAAGCGTTGTAATCTTTTCTACGAGTAGCTAATTCATAGTTTCCTTTTTGACGAATAAGAAATGCTCTCATTCTTTTAATAGTATCTAATGATAGTTTTTCTCCATTCACTAGTTGTTGTGCTCTTACTTTACCTACTTGAGTAGCACATTTCATGTTGTTTTTTTCATTTAGTTCAATACCCCTTCTTGCTGCATCAACTGCTGCTTGAGGATAGTCATTGTATGTCATTTCTGCCATGTTAACTTTATTGAATGCAATAAAATCAGTTTCTATAGCAGGTGATTCAACTAATGCTACAGCATCTACACCTGAAAAAGCGGTATCGTCTATTTTTAATTCTACAATTTTCATTATAATTTACGTTTTTGGTTTATTTTTTCATTTGCTACTTGAGCATCTGTAACATCACCAGCTAATACATATGTTCTAAAAATAGGTGTAGTAGCTCCCAATTCACCAAATTGTCCTGTAGTATCTGCTTGAAATTCATTAGGATTACGTTTAGGTGCTAATCTAGGTGGTAACACGTTTGTTCCTCCTCCTCCTTGTGCTGCAAATGGATTTAATACGTTTGATCCACCTCCTCCATTTGTTCCTGTTCCAGTATTAATGCCAGCTCCTGGATTAGTACTATCAAATTTCTGAGATGATATAGCTGCTACTCTAGCTAAACCAGCAGCAATGGTAACTCCTGCTGCTATTTGAGCACGAACAATAGATGTAGGATCACCTACTATAATTTGTGAAGCATATGCTTTTTGTGCAGCTACATAAGTATCAATAAGCGTAGTAGCAATAGAAAATGCTTTTTGTCTTTCAAAAGTTTTCTTTGCTGCTTCTTCACTGTCTTTATCATTATTCTGTGTTATTGTTATTAAATCACTAAATAATGACTTAGTTGAATTATATATTAAACTATTTAATTGTTCTCTATTTTCTAATTGTTTTTGAGTAGTAGCATTATCAACAGCTAATAATTCTTTAGAACCATTAGTTATAATTTGTAGTTTTCTATCTTGAAATGCTTGGAAATCAGCTGCTTGTTTATCTTGAGCATCTTTAGCTTCTTTACTAAATATACCATTATTTTTAATAGCATCATCTGTTTGTTGTTGAAGAATTTGTTGTCGTTTTAATTGTTCTTCTTCTAACAATTTTACAGTTATATTTACTCTATTACGAATTGTGGTAGCCTGATCTAAATTTTGTTGTTCTAAAGCAGCCTGAGTATCATTTATTGCATTTGCAACAAAAACATTTATGTCATCAAATTGTTCTTTAGTAGCAACATTTTGAGTTAAAGCAATTTGTGCTGCGGCATTTTCAATATTACTTAATATGCGAGAATATTGAGCCTCAACTGCCGATAATTGACTTTCTAATTGTTGTTTACGTTCAGTTATAATTTTATCAGAAGCTGCTTTATCTATTGCTATTAAACTATTATTGTACTTTATGCGTTGAGCCTCATTTAAATTATCATATATTTCATTTACTTTAAGTGCATTTAATCCTAATCGTTCTGCTTCAGCTACTCTTTCTTTACGTTGTCTTTCTAACTCAGCAAAAGTTGCTGCAAAATCAGCTTCAAGTTGTTCTTTTTCGGTTTTAGCTGATTCTTTATTTAATTCTTCTAATGATGTAGCTAAGTCTGTATTAAGTTTTAAAATAAAAACTTTGCGGTCTTCTTGTAGTTTTTTAAGATCAGCATTTGCTTTTTCTTGTCTTTTTAAAGCATCCGCATTTGCTTTTTCTTCCTTCTTAGCATCTTCATCTATAACTTCTTGTTTTAAATTTAAAATAGCAGCATTATTCTTCTTAATATCATTTTCGTTTTTAGTTCTAAGTTCTTCTAATCTAGCTACTCTTTTTTCTTCGTCTTCAGTAAGTTCACGATTTAAATCTTGGTAATATGAAAAAATCTTTTGAGTAAGTTCTTGATTTTGTTGTTCTAATTGTTGATTAGTTATTTCAAGTCCTTTAATTTTAATTTCATTGATTTTTTCTAATTCTACCCCTTGTGCTTTTAGTAACTGAGTCTCAGCATCAATACTTTCATTTTGTAAATTAATAGAATTTAATAATGCTTCATTTGATTCAGCTAATTCATCAACACTATCAGCATCTGTTTTAATAGCTAATCCTAATTTATCAAAATTTTGAACTAAATAAGTCACACCAGCAATTAATGCTGCAATACCAATACTAGCTAAAGCTAATCTAAATTTATTAACACCTCCTTCGGCTGTAATAAAAGCACCTTTAATACTTGCACCAAGTTTAGTAAATGAAGGACCAATTATGTCTGCTGCATCATTAAATCCTTCAATTGTTTGTTGTACACCACCACCAATAGCAATAATGCCTAGTAAGTTTTTTTCTACTTTACTTAAATCTTCACTATTACCACCAAATAATGTTATTGCACCTGCTGTTGCTTGTATAGCACCAGTCATTCCCTGAAATGCATTTACTAATTTAGCTGCACGTTGATCAGGATCTAAACCTTTAGTTGCTTCTTTAAAGTCTTTTATTTCACCTTTAGCTTGTCTTAATCTAACAACTAATGCATCATATTCTTTAGTTCCTGTAGGAGTTAAGTCAAGTTCAGCTTGTATGCTAGTTATTTCTTTTCTTAAGTCAGCTAGACTTTTAGTATCGGTTTTTATTACTACGGTTTCTTCGATAGCCATTGTTTATAAATATTTTTTTGTTAAATGAATGAATTGTAAGAGCCTGACATAATATAACTTGTTCCTATAAATGATGCTTTTACGTCTAAGTCACTAACATTGTAAGTTGCTGTAAATGATGCTGTTGGTGCACCTGTTAAAGTTTGTTGATTAATTATATTAACAGAACCAGCACTTGTTCCATCACCCATTACTTGTAATTGTCCTGCATTTATTGCTGTTGAACCTGATGTTAAAATATACTTAAATTGAAATGCTCTATTTGTACCTGTAACATTAGGAATTGTTACAAAAGTTTCACTTGCAGGATCAGTAGCAAAAGCGTGATTAAATAGTACATTTGGTATTATTGTTGAACTACCTGTTACAATTGGTACCCCATTTACTGTTAATGAACCTGTAATGTTTACAGAACCAGTCATTGTAGCACCCTGTTTAAAGTCAGCAGTACCTTGGTTTCTTAAGTTACCCGTGTAAACACTACCTGTAGGATCACTAGGTACAATATCATTAATTGGGTTTATTACAACATTGTTTGATGAACCTGAAATTACTCTTGAACCTGAAGGTTGAATTAATACTACTTCACTTGAGTCAACTATACTAGCACTATTAGCAATTAAAAATACATCGTTATATCCACTAGATACTGTATTGTCATTACCAAAAATACTTACATTTGAAATATTATCTTGTAAAGTATTACCAGCACCAATGCTTATTACATTTTGTTGTGTTTCGTTGTATTTACTGTTACCTAAAACAATTATATTAGGATTAACAACTACTTGTTCTTGAGTATTCCAAGATACTTCATCATTATATGCTTCATAACCATCTAAAGCAGCGGCTTGACTTAAAATAAATGGATCTGTTTCTGATTCACCTGTTTCATATACACTATAAAATACAGAACCGTTGTCTTGAAATCCATTAATAATAACATCTTTAAATTCTTGAGGTAATGTTCCAGTTGATATTCTTCTTCTACCTGTAAATGGTTGACTACGAGGTAACAATTTAACTAATTCACATTGTGTTGATTGACGTTGAACTAAATTAGCACCTTGTATTTTATTTACTCTATAATAGTGACCGTCTATAAAAATCTTATCATTTAAATTAATAAGTTCTATGTCTGATGGATCTAATACAACATTACACGTTAATAAACGCGCATCTATGTCATATAATGAGTTAATGTAATATGCCCAATATCTGTTGTATAAACCATCTTGACACTTACCATTAACAGCTGACTGTTGAAAAGGAACATATCCTAAATTGTTGTAATGTAAATCAAGACTACTACTAAAATTAGTAGGACTGTCAGTTGTAGGTAATAATGTTCTGTAAAAATTTAAAGCACGAACACCATTATTTTGAGGATCAGCAATATAGTAAAATGTTGAACCTGTAGGCACTGAAAACGAACCTGTAGTTGTACCATACATTTCATTGTTTGGTATAGTTTTTATAGGTGTTTTATGTAGTAACCTAGGTTTGAATTTAAATGGTTCAGCGTATTTACCTGGTTCTTGTGTTACTAACCAAGGTAATACTGTTGTTCCGTTTACATTTTTAGTTGGTATTCCTTTAACAGGTGTAGCTGCGAAGAAACCACCTATTTGTCTTTCTCCACTTGCTAAGTCACTGTCTGTTTGATAAGTTTGTTCACCATATACTTTACCTGAGTTATCAAATTGATATTGGTTTAATACGTCATCATCTAAATCATCACTGAATCTGAATTTTTTAGGTAATGACTGAATAGGATGAGTAATTTGAAATTTAACACTTCTGTCTACTATATCTGTCCAATCAACTGTAGTTCCTAAGTTAATCCAGTCGTTGTATGGTTCTATTCTTAATATGTTAAGTCTATTGGGAACAGGTTCTATTACTAAGTTAAATTTTTCAATTAAACCTTTCATAAAATCAAGTATCTTGATATCACCAAATACTTTACTTACATCAACAGTTCCACCTATAGGATTTTGAGGTGTAATTACTTTTACATAAACACCGTTTTGTCCTGCTGTAACAACTGTTCTTAATTTTTCTAATCCATTACTACTAGGTGTTTGTAATGAAATGTAAAAATATATTACATCACCTGCTGTTAAACTTAAACTAATGTTACCTGAATTTATTACTCCTGATACAGCATTAGGAATAGGAGTAACACTAGTATGAATAATGTTAGTTAATGACGTTTTAACAATTTGTAAGATAAATTTTCTTCCTTTATTGTTAACAACTAAAGGACCAAAGTTACTAGTAATTACATATGGTATGTTAAAATTTAAAATGTGATTACCCGTATAATCAGCTGTATAACTATTAGCGGTAGTATTAAAATTATTACCGTTGTTGTAAACTGTAGCTTGAAAATCCAATAAAGATGGAACTAATGTAGTAAATCCACTGTCAATACTTTGAGTTACTGTAGCATAAGCATATGAGCCTGAGTTTGCATTAACAAATGATATTCCATCTTGATCGTCAGGAGTATTTAATAAATATAACTGTTTAAAGAAATTACTGTTAATAAAACTACTAGTATATTTGTAATTTATTGATTTGAAAATTTCGTCTACAATTGTTTTAGCTTGAACTGCTGGTTTAAATTGACTTACAGATAAAGGTGTATTAACGTTATCCATTTGATAAGCACTACCACCAAATTCAAATCCAGGAGAACCTGCTGTATTTGGATTAGCACCATAGTTAATTAATGGATATAAAATACTACCACTAAATAATTGATCATTCCACGATTGTGAAATACTAGCATATGTGTAACTATGAGAATATGGAGCCCAACTTAAATCAGCTATTCCTTTATTTTCTGTTAATATACGAAAATCTACTGTTTCGTTAGCTACAACACAATTATAAATTATGTCATTGTATTCATCAGTAATAATACTATCAACTCTTAATTTACCTGTAAATACAGCAGCCCCATCAACTAATACTTGACAAGGAACTGATTTATTTAACGCTACAGCTGGTGTAGTTCCTAAGTCAAATAAATTGTTAAAAAACTGATTGTTTAAGTCATTACCTGGTAATGTAAAATTTTGTGAACTAATTCCAAATACACTTCCTATTTCACCTAATTCAATTGCTGAAATGTCAAGTAAAAAATCTGGAGTGTCAATTATTTCTAAGTCAAACTTTTCACCAAAGTCATTTTGTGCTCGTAATATTACTGAATACTGATTACTCATTATCTACTTCTCTTATTATTTGCTAATGTATAGTTAACTGTATATTGGAAGTTCTTTTGTGTTCTAGGGTTAGTTTTACTAGTAAAATCTGTATCAAGAATAATAATAGGAATAAATTCTAATCCAATTTGAACATAAATGTTAGGAGAATAAAATAATTCACCCAACCAATCAGCTTGTTCTTGTGTTAACCAATCACTAAATACTCTAAAACTTTCGTTGACGTTAACATAGTAACTTGTAGTTCCTCTACGTTTTTTATTGTATGGAACTGTGTTTGTTGTTGTGCTGTATGGCACAAATGTTTGTTTATATAAACCTCTATCTAATGTAGTTGTTTTGTCTTCTTGTAAAGTAAAATTGAAATAATCCCAAGTACCATAATCATTTAACCAAGCAAATCTTACTCCATCATATCCACAATTAGCACTTTGGTTATAGTAAGTAAATGTGTCCCAACTAGCACTAACGTTAGGACCTGAAGTACCTCTAGGATAAAATTTAACAGTATAATAATCCCAACTACCTGTTAATGTTAAATAATTAAATTCAGTTAAGTTTTGTGGACCTGAACCTACATACAACAATAAACTGCCTGATGTTTGAGTTCCTGATGATGTAGTGCAAGTATTAATTGTTCCAGGAAATGGATTACTAATGCTACCTGTTCTAGGACCACCTGATAAGAAGTTGTTTGTGTTATCAATGTTATCTAACACACTTTGTTGCACAATACTCGCGCCAGAATACAACGTATACTCGACGTAAGCTATATCTTGAGCCAATGTCGTGCTTTGATTTAGGTTGCCGTTTAAAAGCGATATAGTTGCGTAATCTGTTAACTGAACATATTGTTCACGTGGTGCATCTGTTAAAGCAACATTGTAACTAAAACTACCCGTGTTAGGAGTAGGTTCCATTTTAAAATATGAACTAGTGTCCCAGTTAAATCTACCGTAATTAGGATCTAATGTTCCATTTAAAATATAATAGAATGGAATTGAACCTGTAAATTGAGCACTACCAGTAGCATTACCTATACCTGAGTAGCTTGTTACACTACCAGTAGTTGATGTACTAAATTCTTCACCAAATGCTACTTTAAAAAATTCAGCTGTGTTAGTGTTTTTATGGAATATTGATCCAGTAGCTGTTATGTCTAAAGCATATAAATCAGGTTCAACGTATTGTTTAATGATTCGACCTAAGTTAAATACACCTTTACCTGATGGATTAGGTTGTTGTTTAACTGTTGTTAACACATTATTACATCCATCTCTTACAACACAAGTATATTGAAATTGAGGAGCTGATGATGACACTGAAGTCACTTCCCATAATAAATCACTATTTGCTAAGTTTAATTGTCCTGCCGCTTGTTGTATAGTTATTTGACTCATTTTGTTTTAAACATTGTTTCTATTTCTTGTTTTATTGCTTTACCAAATATTCCACCTAAATCTTTCTTTAATACTTCTTCAACAGCTGGTTTAATAAATGGAAATGCTTGTCTATTTACTTGACCTCGTTTTGCAATTCCAGCTTGTATAGCAAATGGTAATTGTTTTGCTGTAATGCCTCTTTTAGGTGTAATTGCATTTTTAGCTATCCAAAACTGAATTGCTTTAATAGGTGGTTTTCTTCCTGCTCTACGTTCTGCTCCATCATTAACCCACCTACCATATTTTTCCATTGTTATGATAAGCTTATCTCCTTCAACAGTAGCTTGAATTGAATTACTTAATCTACCTGTATTATCATTGTTATTACGTTGTAAATTAGCCTTCATCTGGGCAACTATTTGGTTGCCTACTTGCTGTAATGCTTGCTGAAGTGGAGTAGCCATTATAATGAAGGAAAGTTACAGAAGTCTAATACACCATAACTATTAAATGTTATGTTTGCTTGCCAACCAGCTACTCTGTCATTAAACGCTTCGTACAACGGACTAATACTATTTAATGTAACGTATTCATCACGTTGTACAGCGCCTAAATTAAAATAAGCAATAATGTCGTATAGGTATATTTCTGTTTGTGATTGTAATTTCAATACGTCAACATCAGTTAATTGTGGAATGTCCATCATGTAAAACTCAAAATTTAAACTACGAGCACCTGACACACCATTAGCATTTAATACCATACCTGTTGATTGTAATGGTCTTAAAAATGCAAACGGATATTTTACGTTTTGAAATAAGCTGTCTAATCTGTCGATACTTCCCTCACCAAATTGTTTTATTGCTTGGTGAGCAGTACATGCTGCTTCAAATTGATCAACTACAGATTTGTATGTGGGAAAATCAGCCATATTATTTTTTCTTTAAAATTTCATTAAGTTCGTGTTCATTAATCATAAATGAAGCACATACTCTATCTACTGGTTTAACTTCTGCAGCAGCAATTACTTGTTTTTCAAAATCAGTAAGTTCTACTTTAACAGCTTTAACTTTATATGATTTTAAAATTTCTTCGTTTTCTAAGTTTTCCATATTATTTCAATTTAATTTGTTTTTGTTTTTGTTGTTTTTCTAATTCTATTTCTGTTTGTAGTGATAAGTAATTAAATACAAATATTACATTTAAATCGGTTAAACACTTTTCTCCATTTATTGATAAGATATTGGTTTCTGCAAGTTCATAGATTGTAAGAAACCAGCCGTAGTGTTTAGCAATCGATGTTTTGTCTTGCTCATCGTCTTCTTCACTTTCTCCGTTTGGGTTTTGTGGGAAGATTGAAGAATATCGTTTGATAACATTATCTTTGTACCTAAAAAAAAAGCCATAGCTCCTAATGCTATGTCTAATGGAAATTCATCAAACTCAGGTGCTTTAACTTTACGTTTATCTGTGTTGTATTCTTCTACGTCATAATAGTCAAATACATTTTCAACTTCATATTTTAAAGCCTTAATAGTTGACTTATAAATAAATTTAGCTGTATTAATTTCATTACGAGTAACTGGACGATACAATAATGCTAATATGTCTGTTAAGTTACGGTCTGTGTCTTTAATTAAATTATCTAAATCAACATATTCACCTAACGTCATTTTAGACATATTTCTAAAACCATACAATTGTCCTTTCCATTCAATTATAGGATGAAATGTTTGATTATTTTTGTTAATTACTTCAGTGATACGTTTATAAACATCTATAATAGAAGTAATACTCCATCCCATAACATCATCAAATGATTCTCCAGTTACAGACGAAATTACAGCAATCATTTGGTCTGTTTCGTCTAGTGATTCTAAAATGTTAAGTGTTTTATAATGCTTAACCATTAAATACTCTGGGACTGTTATTTGTTTTGTTTCAACCATCATTAATAAATATATAATATAAAAAAATATTCTCTTAAAGACAAAAGAACTCCTTTCGGAGCTCAATTATGTATAAAATAAATTATGAAAACTAAAATAAATAAGAAGCGGAGGGGATTTAATTATAGAATGGCACAGTATAGATTTGAAGTACCCCTCCATTTTGCTTCTTGATACACATACACAGAAAATCAGTAAATGTCCTAAATCTGATTCTGCTTACATACATATAGTAATAAGGTAAGTTTAACTAGCCAATTCTTCTCTTAATTTTTTCAACTGTTCTTTAATTCCTTGCCATAAGAGGAACTTACTGTATAGTCCATTTTCTTCTAGGAACTCAATTGCTAATTGTCCTTCTTCACCTTCACTGTAGGTAATTTGTGTTAAATTTTCTTCAACCTGAGCTACTTCGGTAGTCTTATTGGTTGGATTCCTTTGTTCTTCTGTTTTAAATTCTAATCCCATATATTAATTTTTTATTAGTCCTACTTGATATCCATAAAATAACATTTGATAGTCATTTTCATATAATGTGCAAAATTGTTTTATTCCTACTTCAGGTGAATTATTTGGACTCATGTCAGCTGGATCTTTCCAACCCCAATCATCAAAAATAATTAGTCCACCACTAACTAACATTTTATTTGCCCAATAGCTGTCTACAAATGTATCGTCTGCTTTATGTGACGCATCAACATAAATAAAATCATACTTGTTGCCTAATGAATACAGCTGAGGTAAAATTGACTGTGAGTATCCTTTATAAATGTGAAAATCAATTCTGTCTTCAAAAAATGAAATATTGTGTCTAAAATTGTTTTCAATAAAGTTTTCGTCTTGTTTTAATTTATTTACAGCATCAGTCATTCCTGCTTCAACTTCACTACCACCAAATGTGTCTACTACGTCGTATATAGCCTCAGTTAAAATGTTTTCACATAACCATGTTGTTGCTTTACCTTCAAAACAACCAATTTCTAATACTCTGTAAATACAAGTATTGTATTCTTGAAATGCTTTAGTCCAATTTTCTTTCTGGCTGTCAAACCAGTGTTCTGTAAATTTATATTCGTTCATATTGATTTTTGTTTGGATTGCCTATATATAACTTTGATTTAGTAAATGCTTGTTTATTGCGAGCTAAATTAGCCATCATAACTGAATCAACAATATCATCATGTAGTCCTTGTGGATGAGTAAATGACAAGTTACCATTAGCAGCTATTTTATAAGTATAACTACTGAATTCACTGAAACATTCAGGCATTAGTTGTTTACTAGGTAATTCTATTTTACCTTCCTGTATGTCATAAATTAATTTACGTACAGCCTCAGTTTTACTGTCTTGTGTTGTAATAAATGCTTGAACTTTCTTTAAGTGGGGTCTAATGAGCTCGAACATGGCCAATCCAATTCCATTTGTTTCGCAAAAGCCTCCCACGACATTCCACTTACGGCATTCATGTACGATATCCTTTCCAAGTTCCTCAAAAGTTCGTCCATTAGCTCTAATAATTTTTTCGATTCGTCCTGATTCGCTTTGGATAGTGCAAACTGTATAATCGTTGATGACACCAGTATCGATTCCAATATAGTATCGTTCACTTCTTTTTGGTATTCCCCATTCATTCAATATACATATTTGGTCTAAATTAGTAAATACATCATTTCCTGCGTCAGTAAATTCAGCTAAATACTCTTGTCTGTAAATTTCACTTGGTAAAGACTTGCGCTGTTCTATAATGAATTCTTTGTCAACGTATGGATTATCGTGACTAACACCTTTAAATGAAATATATGTCGCACTATCAACTGAACCCCGCATAAACCAGTTATAGAACCAGTTCTTACTTTTAGGCGTTGATATCATTAAACACTTTTTGCCTAATGCTGTTAATGTAGGCAACACTGCTTCGTTTATTGCTTCTTCTTTGATAAACGCACCTTCGTCAATAACCATATAGTGGAAGCTAAAACCTCGAATGGTATTGTAATTATCAGTAGAAAGAAATTGTAAAGTAGAG